TCCAGCTCTATCATCTGCAAAATAATTAGATCCACCAAGAAATTCAATTTCAGCAAATACGGTGCATTGGCTGGTTATGCTGACGCTTGTTTTTGTTATTGCGTCACTGTATCTTATTCCGGGTGAGATTCCGGCGTACATGTAGCTTGTTGCGTTTTTTAATCTTTCGCCCTGCTCACCGAAGCAATAAATAGTTTTATCTTCCAAGGTGCTGCTTGTTACGCTGTCAATAGTTGCTAATAAAGTTTCAAAAGATCCGACTCCGGAAGCCATTAGATTTGTTATAGAAAATCTCCATATTCCACGGCCTAGATATACAGATTCATATCCGTCAGGCTCAGATGATAATGCCGTTGTTGGTGTGCCGTCAATCAGGCTAAAAATATATCCTGTTGTTGACGTTCCATCATACATTCTAACGCCGACATAGTTTGCTGAACCGGCTTTTATGTATACACTATAAGTCCAATTGTCATTGACAAAAGTATATGCTTGCTCGATACCTCTATTTATCCCGCCGCCAGCGGTAGTTCCGCTAATAATCCCTATAGCGGTTATCTCATTTATCATTAAAGTATCATCGGAAAGGATGGAGCAGTTATTCTTGATCCATGCTGATTCGTTATAATGTTCAGAATACGTAATAACGTTAACGCTCTCCTCCTCTTGCAGTAAGCCAAGGTGCTCACCGTTTAATGGATTGTATTCGATTCTTGGAGAACCATAGGCTGTGCTTGACTTTGCAGTGGCGAAAGTTCTTGTATATCTGCCAGCAACTCTATCCTGGCCTATTAAAGCTCGACTAATAAGCAACCTAAGGCCTATTGATTCGTGAGTTGTTAAGCCATCAGAAATAGCTATATAGCAGCCAAATTCTGGATTTCCTACAGGAACCCCTGAAACAATCAAAAGGCATCTAAACCAGTTATCGCCTATCGGGGTTATTCTAGCAGAAACGACACTACCACCACCTCCGCTATCTCTTCCTATATAACCATCGATAATATTAAAATATTTTCCTGTGTTTGAGCTTACTTCGTAAAGCCTTAACCATTCCGCCCCATTAGCCCCATCAGACTTAACATCTATAGAAAATGACGAATACCCATCAGATATCAAAAGCAATCCCGTTGTTGATATATAATGAGCTTGTGATACACCCAACGCATCAGTGCGAATCCTAGAAACTTTCCCACCGGCTGGATTGATTCCTCCAAGGCTATCCAGCTCTACATTTGTTTTTAACCAAGTTGAACGATTAAAATCCTCTGAGTAGGCCACCCTATTAGATGTCGATGTATTATAATAATAATAATCATCTAAGAAATAATCAAACTTCCCTCGATTCTCTCTGCGATTTATGAATGTTCCGTTTGGAGTATAGAACTCTTCATTAATAAAAAGATCTTCAAATCGTTTTGTCTGGCCGTTCTTAGCGAAGCTTTTAGATGAAAAATCAAAATCAATAAGCGGAACTAACACTCTAGGCAAAGCATTAACATCAATTACAGGTATGACGTTTGGAACGGCAATTTCCTCCGCCGCTTCCTCAACTAAGTTATTCGGTATCGCCACCTCTCCAACCGATTCACTGGCTAGAGAGTTGGGGGCCGCTACAACTCCAACGGATTCAGATGTTAAGACGGTCGGAATTGAAATGGTACCAGCAGCCTTTTCCACCAAGTTTGAAGGAGGATCTATTTCTGCAGGAGTTTCCTCGATCAAAGAGTTTGGAATACCTACAACTCCAACCGTCTCACTTGTAAGCGCATTGGGGATCGATACAGATCCAACCGTCTCAGATGCTAAACTAATCGGTGCACTAATTACTCCAACGGCTTCTTCCACAAGATTTGATGGTGGACCTAATTCGGCAGGGGCTTTTTCAGTTAAAGGGTTTGGGGTTGCTATAACCCCCACCGCTTCGCTGGTGAGCGCATTAGGGATCGCCACTGTACCAACTGTTTCAGATGTTAAAACGGTCGGAACATCAATAACCCCAACATCTTCCTCAGTCAAGTCTGAAGGTGGATCTATTGTTGCCGCACCTTCCTCAGTTAACGAGTTTGGAGCTTCTATAGCGCCAGCAGCCTTACTCGTAAGTGTATTAGGGACCGATACCGAACCGGCCGCCTCAGATGCCAGAACTACAGGAGAATCTACAACCCCAACAGCTTTCTCAATTAAATTTGACGGAGGTTCTATTGTGGCCGGTGACTCTTCAATTAGGTTATTTGGTGTTGATACAGAGCCAACAGTTTCACTGGTTAGAGAGTTGGGGGTCGCGATCTCTCCAACTGTTTCAGATGCTAAAACCACAGGGATATCTATCGTCCCAACAGATTCCTCAACCAAATTTATAGGCGGATCTAATGTGGCTGGACTTTTCTCAACCAAATCATTCGGCATGCCTATCGTTGCCGACTCTTCCTCGGTCAAGTCAATTGGAGCATCAATCGTTCCAGGTGGTTTTGTTGTAATTGTCATTTATTAAGTTTCCACCGTATTTAGAGGCACGCCATCACCGAGAGCTTCATTGATTCCTGGCATAATCAAATTTCTGATAAACTCAGTCATTGGGCTATCGCCAACGATTTCGATTTGAATACGCCTATCTTGTGTTTGTTGTGCTTGCTGTGGCTGCTGTGCTGCTTGCTGTGGCGCTCCTGAAGATATCGCGCCACCGCTAGAGCTTGATGTGCTTGAACCTGATTTAATGGAATCTAGGCTCTTTTTGCCGTTAGCAATTATTATTGCACTCATACCGGTAGCGGCCCAAAAATTATTTTCAGCGTAAGCTCTCATAACACCAGCCGCAGTAT